CGTTTCTTACCTTTTGTCGGGATTGGATAGTCCTCGGCCCAATGCCACCAAAAAACCGATAAATATGGGACACTAAAACATGGCGATTTTTAAAACAAAGGTAACTAAGGCGGCAATTTCACCGCAAGACACCGCGCCTATTACGGCGGCCGCGGGTGGAACTTATTACCAAGGCAACGGCTCAGGTGAGCAATCAATTGGTGAATACTATTCGTACATCCAAGGCGATATGCGCAACCGCGCAATGCGCGTACCAACAATTAACCGTGCGCGTGACCTTATTGCGTCTGTAGTTGGCAACACGCCAATGAAAATGTACCGAAAGCGTTGGGATGAAATTGAAGGCGAAATGATGGAACAGCAAATTGCGCCGCGTTCCTGGCTCTCACAACCTGACCCGCAACTTACCTATGCAACATTTTGGTCATGGGTTTTTGATGACCTTTTCTTTTTCGGTAGGTGCTTTTTGTGGGTGAGTAGCAGGACGCAAGACGGCATGCCTGCATCGTTTACCCGTTTGCCTGCCGCAATGGTTAACACACTTGACATGACAGGCCCAGTGTTTGCGTTCGGTAAATCTGACCAAATCTATTTCCAAGGCGCACAAATCCCTACCGAAGATGTAGTGCAAATCATTGGTGCAAACCAAGGAATCATTTTTCAATCGCCACAAGTCATTGCAACATCACTTGCTCTAGAGGATGCTCGCCTACGCAATTCCAGTTCAGCCCTGCCAGCGGGCGTATTGCGCCAGACCTCAGGAGAACCGCTATCAGGACAGGAACTTTCTGAATTGGCACAATCATTTGAGCAAGCAAGAAAATCTAATCAAATTGCCGCAATCAACCAATTTGTTGAATGGCAACCAACAGATGTTGACGCATCAAAAATGTTGCTATCCGAAGCCGCCGAATTTCAATCCAAGGAAGCGGCCCGCATGTGCAATATCCCGTTTTTCTTAAACGGAAACAGCGTTGGCAGTTATTCATATCAATCAAACCAAGGCGCGCGCCAGGACTTGTATGTTTTCGCCGCCCGTTCATACATGTCAGTTATTGAACAAACCATGAGCATGAATTCTGTACTTCCTCACGGAACTTGTGTCAAATTTGATATTGACGAATACCTAGCCGAAATTGTTGACGGCGTAGAGGAAGGCGATTATTCCGAAACGCCTGACACAATGCCAACAATGAACCCAAATATGGAGTAAAACAGAATCATGCTAAAACTAATTTCAACCGATTTAACACTGGACGCAAGCGCAATTGAAGGCATGCCAAGTCGCACCGTTTCGGGTGTTGCCGTTCCATATGGTGTTGCCGCAACTGTCAGCGATGGAACAAAAGTCATTTTTGAGGAAGGCAGTTTGCCAACTGATGGCAAAGCACCAAAACTGTATTTAAACCATTCAAGCGAACAGGCCGTTGGCTTAGTTTTTGAACGAACCAATGTTGCAGGCGAAGGCATGATGTTTTCCGCCCGTATCAGTAAAACGGCATTGGGTGACGAAGCCCTTACCCTGGCACTTGACGGAGTAATTGACTCAGTATCCGTAGGGGTAAACCCAACCAAATTTAAGATGCAAAAGGATGGCACAATGCTTGTGCAAGCCGCCGATTGGATTGAACTATCACTTGTAACTGGCCGCCCAGCATTCTCAGGTGCAGTCATTACCGAAGTCGCGGCCACCGAACCCGAAAAAGAAACAGAAACCATCCCACACGATGACAACGAAACAGATATTATTCAAATAGAAGTTCTACAACAGGAGACAGAAACCATGAACGAAGCAACCCCAGTTGAAGCCGCAATCCCAACTTCCCCAGTTGTTTTTGCTGAATCAAAGCGCGAATTCCGTATGCCATCAGCGGGCGAATATCTTGCCGCAATGCATATCGGTGGCGACACATACCGAAAAGTAAATGCCGCATTTCACGATGCCGCGCGAAAAAATCAGTCAGCAATTGAAGCCGTTTCGCAAGACCTAACTACTGACACCCCAGGTTTGCTACCTGTTCCAGTGCTTGGACCTCTGTTCCAAAACGTAAACCTTCAATATCGTCCCGTAGTAAACGCTTTCGGAACTCGTGCAATGCCACAAGGTTCAGGAATCTCATTTACTCGCCCAAGCATCACGACACCAACATCGTCAGGTGTTCAGTCAACACAGGGCACAGCAGTTTCATCGCAGACGATGGTTCTTGCAGCTAACACCGTTAGCCGTCAAACCGTTGCTGGAAGCATCCAAATTGCACAACAAACAATGGACTTCACAGACCCAGCCGCAATGAACATTATTTTGAATGACCTTGCTGGCCAGTACTTGAAGCAAACGGACAACATTGCAGTTGATTACATCGTTGCACAGAAACAAGCATCAGGTTTCACCTGGACTGTTACCGCTGGCGATGCAACTTCATTGATGAACGCAATTTACGGTTGCGCAGTCAACATCTCGTCAACCACGAACTTGTTCCCAACACACATGGTGGTTTCACCTGATGTTTGGTCAAAGTTGGGTGCTCAGTTGGACAACAGCAAGCGTCCATTGTTCCCAGCAATCGGCGCACCTGGCCTTATCGGTCAGAACACGCTTGGTGCAGGCAACGCAACTTCATGGTCGGGAATGAACCCACTCGGCTTGGAATTGGTTGTTGACGGCAACGCGGCAAGCGGCACAATGCTTATTGTTCACGGCCCAGCAATTGAACTGTACGAAGCACAACAGGGAATGCGCTCAGTTGAAGTGCCTGACCTATTGGCTCGCACATTCTCTTACTACGGTTACTTTGCAACCTTTGCACAGGACGCACAGAACCCAACAGCGGTTGCAGGAAGCCAGTTCATCCAAGCAATCACAGTCGCTTAGTCGGAAGCGGGCTTACCGCTCATGGCTATTTACACTGTCACCCATTCACAACTACTTGACAATTACGCCGTACTGCAATTACTGACCCCATCGGAAATTGCAGTCGGCCAGTCAATCACTGTTGCATCAGTAGGGGTGCCATTTAACGGCACTTTTGTTGTTGTTGATTTGCCTGAGTACCTGTACACAGGCGTTGATAGTGAAGGTGATTTAACTTTTGATCCGTTTACGGCAATACCAAATCAGGTGTTGTATGCATGCACGGGCTCAAATGTTGACCGTGACGCGGCAACAGGAACAGTTACCTACGCACCAGTTTGCACCTGGATTACTGCAAACGACATTTCAGATTGGCTTTATGTTGCAACCGCTACGGCGGCTGACCAATCTTTTTTGACTATTTGCGCGGCGGCGGCCAATCAGTTTGCATATCGCAGGCGACAGGAATCAGGCTATTTTGATTCATTAACCACCGTGCCATCGCAGGATGTCAAACTTGGAACGATTATGTACGGCGGCGCGCTTTACCGTCAACGCGGCTCAGTAGATGCATTTTCATCCTTTAATGAGATGGGAAGCCAACCGCCAGTTGCATTGTCGGCAATGGTGCAACAGTTGCTAGGTATCCAACGCCCACAGGTTGCATAAATGCCAACCGCTTACACCGACCTACTAAACAAAGCGTTGGACAACCTTGCAACCGCGCTAACCGCTATCACGCCTGCAATCCCTGTCGTTACCGACCCTAGGAACATTCAGGGTGCGTGCGCGTTTATCAATGCCCCAACATTTAGCACCCCGCTAATGAAAAATAAGCGCATCCAATTGACCTTCCCAATTCAACTTATTGTGCCTGGGCCATTCAACTTGGATGCCCAACGCAAATTGCTGAACATGACCGCCCAACTGTTGGCGGCAAATGTGGCCATCACCGAGGGACGCCCTACATCCATTGAAATTGGCGGCGCGCTGTACCCTTGTTATGAAGTAATAGTCAACATGGAAGCGAGCAGTTTATGAAATATGTAATTCAGTCAATAAAACTAGGGGTAATTGGCGATGAGTTTGAACCGAGCCCTGGCATCAATGTTGCAGCTCTTTTGGATGGTGGTTTTATTGCTATCCAAGAATCCACCGACAGCACCAAAAAAACACCTACTATAAAGAAAACACCTAAGGAGTAAACCATATGGCAACTACAACTTTTCTTTCCAACATCACAACCCTTACCGTAAACGCGGTGGATTTGAGTGACCAGGCGACAGCCATAGTTTTCACGAACATGCGTGAACAACTTGATAAAAGTACTCTAAAAGATACATCCAGGCTCTACACGGGCGGCCTTTACAACAACGAATGCACGATGACTCTTTTTCAGTCATACGCCGCAAGCGAAACCTATGCAACACTTGCCGCACTTGTAGGAACAGCAACCACGGTTGTTGCAACAGTTACCGAAGGTGCAGTCACCAAAACTTTCACCCTTGCCAATTGCTATTTGGAATCAATGCCAGTAGTAAACGGTGCGCTTGGTGAATTGTCAACGGTTGATTTGACCTTCACAGGTGGAACTTTTACCGCTAGTTAATCACGGCCTAACGGCCCGACACGAAAGGCAAGTTAATGAAATTACAGATGAAAGTCACGCCATCACCTGGCGATGAACCAATCACGGTTACAACCAATTTGTTGTGCATTGCTGAATGGGAAAAGCAAGAAAACCGCAAAGTTTCTGACGGCCGAGGAATCGGAATTATGGACATGGTTTTTTGGGCTCACTTCATGCTGAAGCGCACAAGTTACAAATTGGAAGCAACACCGCAGTTATGGCTAAATGCACACCCTGATATGGAAATTGAAACGGTGGACATGACAAACCCAAACCCTATGGTCGCGGTACTTACCGAAAGCAACTAGCAGAACTTCTAGTTTCAATTGGTTGGTGGCCGCCGCACATAGAATTTGACACCCGTGACCTGCAAACTGTTATTAATGTTTTGAATGAGCAGGCGAAAGAAAGGCGGCGCGGGTGATAACGAATTCGGTTCAGGTGTACGGCGTGAAATCCGCGTTAAAAGAACTGAACAAAATTAACCCTAAGTTGCGCCGCGAATATACAAAACGGTACAAAGACATTGTGAAGCCTGTCGTGCAGGCCGCCAAATTGGCGTTTCCTAAGTCCGCGCCCCTTTCAGGCATGGCACGCCCTAACACGCGTCTAGGGGGCTGGGACGGTGGTTTAGTGGCAAAAGGCGTGGTAGCCAAGATTGATACCCGTAAAGCGCGCCCAGGCACAGAAACAGTAGGTGCATTTTTTATTGTGCAAAAAACGGGTTGGGGTTCTATTTACGACATTGCAGGCCGAAGTAATCCAGGTTCACAGTTTGTGCAAAACCTTATTAACAATGGCGCACCTAATGCGTCACGCGCAATGTGGCCAGCCTATGAAGGCAATGCGGCACAAGTTCAACTTGCTGTGCTTGACTTGGTAGGCGAAGTCATGGACGATGTAAACAGGAATTTGGTGGTAAATAGTGGCAATTAGAATTCCAATCATTTCGGAATTTAATCCGAAAGGCGTTCAGGCCGCTAAAGCCGAATTTGCACAACTGCAAGGCACAGGCTCAAAAGCAATGTTCCTGTTGCAAAAAGCCGTATTGCCAGCCGCCGCCGCAATTGGCACATTTACTTCCGTCATTGCGCCAGCCATTAAAGCGGCATCAGATTTTCAGGAAGCAACCTCAAAAGTCAATGTTGTTTTTGGGCGCGCATCTAAAAGCGTCAAAGACTTTGCCAATGATGCGGCAAGAAACCTAGGTCAATCCAAGCAAGCCGTTTTGGATGCCGCGGGAACTTTCGGCACATTTGGTAAAGCGGCAGGTTTAGCAGGCGAAGACCTATCAACTTTCACAACCGATTTTGTAACCCTGTCAACTGACCTGGCATCGTTTAACAACACAAGCCCTGAGGAAGCCGTGTTGGCTATCGGTGCGGCTTTGCGCGGAGAATCAGAACCATTGCGCCGCTACGGCGTTCTACTCAATGACGCCGTGCTTAAACAGGAAGCAATGACCCTAGGCATTTATGACGGCAAAGGCGCGTTGACTTCACAACAAAAAGTTTTGGCAGCACAAGCCGCAATTTACAAGCAAACAAATGACGCCCAGGGCGACTTCATGCGCACTAGCGATGGACTAGCTAATAGTCAACGCACATTGAAAGCAATCTTTGATGATGTAAAAGTTTCAATAGGCCAAGCCTTTTTAAAGCAAGCCGAAACAGCAACGCAAAACATTCTATTTCTTTCGCAAGCATTGGAACACATACCTACGCCAACAGGTCAAGCAAATACAAAAATAAAAGAAACAACAGGAATTTTGAAAGCAATGCAAAACCCGCTTTCACAAATTTGGTATTTGCTAGGAAAGACACGCGAAGCATTTGAAGGTAATTCAGGTGCTACAGGTGCTTACAACCAAGACCTACGCCGAAGCGCGCAACAAACAATGCGCATGGCAGATGAAGCGGGAATTTTTAACAAGAAATTTCAAGAAACTGAAACCGCTGTTGGCGGTGCAAAAAAAGAGGTTGAATCTTACGCCAAAGTTTTAAAGGAAGGTTTAGGCGATGCATTAGATAACGCAAAAGATGCATTAGATGATGCCAAAACAGCGTTTAATGATTTTGCTACAAGTGTTTCCGATGGTATTAAGTCGGCGTTTAGTTTTTCTGATGCACAGGCGGCTGGCGAGGAAACAGGTGCGGGGTTTTTAGACGGTCTACGAACACAGGTTGCAGGTGTTGTTGAGTATGCTCGCAAAATTCAGGCACTTCTAGACGCAGGTTTAAGCAAAGATGCATTGGCTAAGGTGCTTGAATCAGGCGCGGTAGCAGGTGAATCAATTGCTGGGCAACTAATTAAAGGCGGCGAAACCGCTATCAATGAAACCAACGCGCTAGTTGATTCTGCAAATGCGGCGGCTGAAAAAGTTGGTATGAACGCGGCGGCTAAGTGGTATCAGGGTGGCATTGATACAGCACAAAAGATGGTTGACGGCATTCAATCCCAATTGGATTTGATGACACCGAAACTGATGGCAAAAATGGATGCCATTGCGGCGAAAATGAAACGCACCGTTGATATTGATGTTCGGGTAACCGAAACAGTTTCTAGGGTTGTTGCAACTATTGCTGGCGGTGGCATACCAAAAATGGCAGAAGGCGGCATTGTGTCGCGACCAACGCTTGCACTTATTGGTGAGGCTGGGCCTGAAGCCGTAGTGCCCTTGTCAAAAATGGGAAGCGGTGGCGGCGATGTCAACATTAATGTCACAGGCGGGCTTTCCACAAGTGCTGAAATTGGTCAGTCAGTTGTCAACGCGTTGCGCGCCTATTCGCGGAGTGCAGGGCCGCTTGCCCTGAACATTGCCTGATGGCTGGGTTTCCAGTTGTCAACGCAGGCAATTATGACCTGCAAATTGACGCGGGTTTTACAGTTGACGCATTTACTTTAGATGACGCAGTTAGGGGTTTATTAGATGACCCAGCATATGTTCTAGATGGAACAACACAATTTGCGTCAGTGCTTGAATCCACGCAAAACATTGCTGTGAAGCGTGGTCGCCGCGACATAGGTGACACATTTAGCGCGGGAACAATGTCATTTACAATTTTGGATGTCAGTGGGATTTTTAATCCGTTTGATGAAAACTCGCCATTTTATGATGTCAACCAAAATGTGCCTGGACTTGCACCAATGCGCGAAGTAAAACTAATTCGTTACGACAACGCCGATAACCCTGAACTACTTTTCCGCGGCTATGTCGTCAACTATGATTACAACTTTGAATTGGGTGGTTTAGATACTGTCACCGTGTTTTGTTCTGACCAATTCTATTTGCTTTCGCAAACATTTTTGGACGACTTTAACCCGTCAGCTGAATTGTCAGGTGCGCGACTCAATACCGTTTTAAGCCTGCCTGAGGTGGATTTCCCTACGGGCGCAAGCCGTGACATTGCTACGGGGACAGTAAACCTTGGGCATGATGCGTCTTACAATGTTTCAGCGGGAACAAATGTTTTAACTTATGTTTCGCAAGTAAACGATACGGCAGAATTTGGGCGCGTCTTTATGTCCCGTGACGGTGTATTTACTTTTCAAAACCGCATTGGCAACACAATTTCCGCGCCAGTCGCCGATTTCCATGATGACGGAACAGCAATTCCCTATTTTGGTTTAGGTATCTCATTTGAAGCGGACGCAGTAATCAATAGAAGTGTTGTAACTGGATTAAATGGCAACACTCAAACTGTTGAAAATGCTTCATCTATTGCCACATACTTTATTCAGACTTCAAGCATCACAAATAGTTTGCTACATGAACAAGGCGAAATTGACACGGCGGCTAGTTACCTTTTAAACCCTGACCCTGAAGCCCGATTTACCTCGGTGGAAACCGCGTTTATGGCGTTAACAACTGCCCAGCGCGACACCGTGGCCACCATTGATATTGGCAACACTGTGGCCATTGAAAAGACTTTCCCTAGCGGTACTGGCACAACCCAACTTGCCCAGGAATTGTCTGTGGAAGGAATAGAACACTACTTAGACATCAGTTCAGGCCATAGGGTTTTAATTAGTACCGCGCCAACAACTGTGGTTTATGAACTAATTTTGGATGACGCAACATATGGCACACTAGATGCCCTCAATGTCTTAGGATAAGGAACACTATGGGACTTAATGCTCAAACCTCAGTGCCAGTTTTTACCGCTGGCCAAATTTTGACTGCACAACAGCAAAAAGAAATAAACACGGGTATTCCTGTGTTTGCTACAACTGTTACGCGTGACGCGGCCTTTGGTGGCACAGGTGAAAAGACTCTTGCACAAGGCCAGTACGCATACATTGAAGCAACAAGCACTTTGCAGGTGTACACGGGCGCTGCATGGACTTCGGCAATTTCGTCAGGGCTAAACCTTATTACCGCACAAACTATTGGTAGCGCAGTTGGAAGCGTCACGGTTTCTAACGTGTTTAGTGCAACTTATGACGCTTACAAAATCGTTGTTTCTGGCGGCGTTGGTTCAATTGACGAAAAATTAGGATTTCAATTAGGTGCAAGCACTACTGGATATTATGCAGGCATTGGAACAATAAATTATTCAGGCGCTACAGCCTCAAACGCTTCAGATAATAACGCGGCCTCATGGACAAGAGCAGGCCGACAAGGCACGCTAGGTATATCTATGAACCTAGATTTGGTAAACCCATTCTTGGCAGCACGAACTACCGTTTTCGGGAACTATATAATCATGGAAACTTCAAGCGGTGCAGGTTTTAATTCAGGTTTTCACAATGTCGCTACCTCATACACAGGATTCACTCTGACACCTGCAAGCGGAACTTTGACAGGCGGCACTATCCGCGTGTACGGATACGCAAACAGTTAGGAAACGGCATGACATACGAAGAAGCAGTTGCAATGTACCCGCACGATGAAGTGCATATTCAAGTTGATGATGTAGTACGCCCAATGACACCGAAAGAGTATGAAGCGTTTATTCAGCGTCAAGTTAACTTTGTTCCTGAACCTTAATAATGCGATGGATACTCAAATTGTGGTGGCTTGTGTCGGTGGTTGTTTCCTTGTATTGGTGGCACTCATTGGCAAAATCGGTAGCGACAACAAAAAAGACCACGGCCAAGTACACAACACCTTGGGCCGAATAGAACAAAAAATTGATGGACATATAGAGGGTCACAAATGAGAGAACAAGATAAAGCAATGCTGGCAAGTTACGCGCGTTCATTAGTTGGCGCACTTGTGGCGGTGTACTCAACAGGAACAACCGACCCGCGTGACTATGCAAAAGGTGCAATCGCCGCAATAATTCCACCTGTTATGCGTTGGGTAAATAAAAATGATAAAGGTTTTGGGCGTGACAGTACCCCACAAGCATAAAGTTGTTTTGCCAACAATTGTTGCGCATTGTCGTCCTGGCGAAATTCCAGCAAACATGTTGGTTGATACAAAACCCTATGGAAAACTACTGTTTCCAGCCGCCGATGCTTGGCAAGCTTTAAAAGAGCGCGCACACAAAGAGGGAATAACAATCTTTAAACCGACATCACAAAACGACACATACAGATCAATCACTTTGCAATTGCAAGCATGGAACGCACGCATGACAACAGTTCCATTGGAAGGCGTAAAGCCGCGTTTGTTTGATGGCAAAAATTGGTATCTAAAACCTGGCAACGCACCAATTGCACAACCTGGAAAGTCACATCACAACTGGGGCATTTCTGTGGATGTGCACACAGCGTCAGGTGAACGATTTGAATTTATGAAAGCACATTGCTTGGAATACGGGTTCAGTTGGGAACTGGATTCTGAACCGTGGCACATTAACTATTTTGTAGGCGACAAAGTCCCTGAGGCAGTCAGGGCATGGAAAACCGCCAAATCCTTGCAATAGCACTACTCGTGCTTTAGGGTGGAATTCACCCGATGAAAGGAATTCTATTTATGACCTTTACAGCACCTAAATTACTTGCAGGGCTGATTTCTGCCCTATTGGGGTTTACGGCCTTCTCAGGCCCTCAGGATGCCCAATCCAGCCCTTCTAGTGTCACAATGGATGTTGCTCCTTTCCTGATTGAGCCAACAACCACAACTTCCAGCACCCTGTTCATTGACCCTTACGCCACGGCGGCCGAACAGTTTGCCGCGCTGGCCGTCAACTTGGGCTGGCCTGTTGAGGAATATGAAACACTTGTGAAAGTGATAACCCGCGAAAGCAAAGGCATTGCAATTGCACACAATGAGAATGACCCAATGAGTGGTTCATACGGGCTTATGCAAATCAACGGTTTTTGGTGTCGCGGTGCAAATAGTTACCTACAAAAAGCGGGCTTGCTGACCTCATGTGAAATGTTGCTTGACCCCCAAATTAACTTGCGGGCAGGGCTAATAATCTTTACCCGTTCAGGATGGTCACCGTGGAGAACAGCACAATGAGCGAAGGCGTTGCATGGAATCAGGGCGAAGTTTCTGAGGAAACCCGCAAACTAATTTTGGAAGCGGGTGGCATGAAATACCAAATGGCCGTATTCAACATGCTGGATGAAATAGCGCGCCCTAATCATTCGCCGCGCAAATACCGTGATGACCACCTAATCCGTGGCCTACGCAACATGTTGATTGACTTTCAATTGAGTGGCCAGGATGACTACGCAGAATGTGTTACCTTGGCAATTGAAGGCCTTGGCGGCCAAATTAAACCCGACTAACAAAGGAATACCCGACATGAGCGAACAACTAGAAATGTTCACATCCACGATTGGCTTAGGTGGCCACGAAACAAAAGTGGCACTAGACCATCCAAGCGTTGCAGTGCGTCACGATGCTGGCGACACATCACGCGAAGCCGCTGAAATGGCAAAACCTCACGCAGGTAAACAACGCGAACTCATACACTTTTGGGTTAAGTTTGCAACGAATTGTGAATCAAAAGGCATCACAGCCGATGAATTATCAATCCTGTTGGAACTGCCCGCACAATCTGTTTCTGCACGCATTAACGGCCTGCACAAGGATGGTTACATCAAAGACAGCGGAGAACGCCGCAAAACGCGTTACAACCGCAACGCAATCATTTGGGTGGTGTGCTGATGGCATTTGACCTAAGCAACTACGAAACAGTTGAATCACGCCTGGCACGATGGTGGGCCGCATACCCCAACGGGCGCATTTATACATGCATGATGAACTATTCAGGC